TCATCGCCGATCCGCACTTCAACGCGCTCATCAATCGTCTCGCTGATGAGGCCACCAAAAACGCGATATTCCTCGATGAGGCCCCCGCCCGCGAGGCTTGCCGTCAGTTGGTCCTGGCACTCAGCCGGATCTGGCAGGAACTGGAAGCTGACGCCGAGGCTCCCGAGGCGGACGCCGCCGCCAGCGCCCACGCCCAGAGCATGGAGTAACCTCAATGTCAGAATCCACATCCGCGCCACCTTCTTCCACCTCGTCCCCGGCCGCGACCCCCGCGCCCGCCTCCGCACCGGCCCCAACAGCCCCTTCTTCAGATCCCGGTGTATCGCCGCCGGCGAATGATCGCCCGCCGATCTCCGTCTCCGAGGCGGCGCGCCTGCTGTCGCGCCAGCGACGCGAGGGCGCGCCGCCCCCCCCCCCCCCCCCAAACCCCCGAAAGACGCCCACCGGCGGCGGAACTGGCGAAAACACCACCTTCGACTGCTCCAACCACGCCAACACCGGCCCCTTCGCCGCTCAGCGCGATGGAAAAGGCCCTTGGCGTGCCTCCAACGGCCCCTCCATCCCAGGAATCCACCCCTCAAACCCCTCAGACGCCCCAAAACGCCCTTTCCGCCCTCGAAATCGACGGAAAACACTATTCCCAGACTGAACTACGCGAGGCGGTGCTGAAATCGGCCGATTACACCCGGAAAACCCAGGAACTGGCGCAACAACGCCAACAACTGGAGGCGCAGCAGCGGGCGCTGGCCGAGGTTCTCCCTCATATCCAGCCGGAGCTGCTGCGGCTGCAGGAAATGGTGCAGAATCCGCCTCAACCGCCTGATCCCTCCCTGATCGAGACCAATCAGCAGCAGTATCTGCGCGAGCGCGCCCAGTATGAGCACGCCCTGGCCGAGCAGCAGCGCCTGTTCAGTCTCAATAACCTCCAGAGCGCCGCCCAGCAGCGGGCACTGGAGCAGCAGGTCGCCGTCGCCAATGAGCAACTGGCGAAGGAGTTGCCGTTTTGGGCCGATCCTCAACAGCGGCTGGAGGTGCAGCAGCAGATCGTCGAATGGGCGACATCCAAGGGTGGTTTCTCGCGTGACGAACTACGCGGTCTCGCGTCCCCGCATCATCTCAAGACCATGATGAAGGCGGCGATGTTCGATCGCTGGGTGGAGGGCGCGAAGACCTCCGCGCCACCGTCATCCTCTGTCCCCGCGCGCGGCGTCGCGCCGCCGCCGGCGCCCTCGGAGCGTATCGCCGCCGCCACCGAGGCGTTCCAGGCCCGCCCCGATGCCCGTAGCGGCGCGGCCCTGATCGCGGCGCGCCGGGCGGCGATGAACGGCGGCGCGCGTTAACCCTGGACAACCCTCCAAAACCGTCTCAATAATCCGCTGTCGCCCCATGGAGTGCCTTTAAGCACCAACCGGCGGGCGTGACGTGCCGTCGCCAATGACTGATCACGCGGCCCCTGGGAGTGCTCCGCACCAACCCAAACCCGGCCGGATCACTCCAACGCGAAACCAACTTCTCATCATCGGTTTCACCGCGCGAGCGGCTCCACGTGGAGCGCCGCGCCAGCGTTGGAGACATGCGACATGGCCCTTGGATCAATGGGCGCGGCGCCCGCCAATACTTACCTGGAGCCGGCGGCGATTGGTGTGAAGGAAGATCTTCGCGACGTGATCTTCCAGATCGATCCCGACGAGACACCTCTTGTTTCCGCCATTCCCAGTGTGGAAGCGAAACAAATCCTCACCGAGTGGGTCGTCCAGGAGCTTGGGGTCGTGGCCGATAATGCCCAGCCCGAGGGCTTCACCGCTTCCATGCAGGCGGTCACCAAGCCGGTCCGCATGAACAACATCGCCCAGATCCTCGTCCGCACGGTCGGCGTGTCCAACACGCTGCGGTCGGTCGATATGGTCGGCGGCGAGGACGAATACGATCGCCAGTTGATCCTGCGCGGAATGGAAGTGAAGCGCGACCTCGAGTTCGCCGTCACGTCTCCGCTGGTCCGCACCATCACCGATCCGCGTCACATGAGCGGTCTCCCCTGTTACTGCGCCAATGGCTCCAGAGGCCCCGGCGCGGGTGTGATGCCGGTCGGCGATGGGTCCAACGCGGGCACGCCCGGCACCAAGCGCGACCTCACGCTGGCGATGCTCGACGCCGCCGTGCAGCAGGCGTGGCAGGCCGGCGGCAAGCCAACGCTCGGCATCATGTCGGGCAACGTGAAGGCGTATTTCGCTACCCTCAGCCAGGGCGGCACCGGCAACGCGGTGGTGGCTCAGAACATCCAGAACGTCACGTCATCGCAAGAAGTAACCATCATGGGCGCGGTCGATGTCTACCGGACGAACTTCGGAACGATCCAACTGGCGCCTGATCGTTTCTGCCCCGCCAACCAGATCCTGCTGGTCTCCACCGACTATGTCGAACTGGCGCCGCTGCCGGGTCGTGACGTAATCGAACTGGACTTCGCCAAGACGGGCGATAACACACAGGGCGCGGTATTGTTCGAGGGATCTCTCCGTCCGACCGCGCCAAAAGCGCATGCCTGGATCGCGGACCTCAACCAGTAATGAGCGCCCTTCTCTACGAGAGCTTTGATCCTGTCACGCTCCGCCACACCGAGGTGGAGCGGGAGGACGGCGGGCTGTTGTTCGTCCACTCCCAGGATACCAAAGCGATCACCGAGAGCGCCAAAACGATCGCCGCGAACTTCGACCCCCACGTCAGACGCGATACCGTCCACGTCGCCCGCATCCCGCTGGTGGTTTGGAACCGCCTGAAGAAACTGGGGATTACCAACGACGAGAAGGCCCTGAACAACTGGCTCAATGATCCAGACAACAGCGTCTTCCGAACCGATGATCGGAGCACCCTCTGAAATGGCCAGCGGAACCTCGACCACCACACCACCCCCGGCGCCGATGCGGCGCACACCGGGGATCGGCCCCGACGCTGTTCCCAACATGAACCGCGGCAGCATCATGCCGCCCGGCAGCACGGCGGGCGTCGGCACGGTGCCGCTCGCCGGCATCGGGATGCTGCCCGGCACCGAGGACGGCATGACCGAGATCAAACCCCTCGGCCCGTTGAAACCCGTCCTGGTGGACGGTTTCGACCGCTCCCTCCTGGGCAAGCTCTATCCCGACGCCGACGACCCGGTCGCCGCCGCCATGGAAGCCGCCGAGGAGCGGATCAGGGTGGGGACGATCGCCGAGGAGTCTCTCCACCAGCCCTTCCACACCGCCGATGGCGTCCAGGCCCCTGGCAACCCCGTCTTCGATCCGACCCCACCAGCGGACGCGACCGCGCGCGGCACGGGCGCGCATCGTCCGGCCCCCGGCGAGAACGACCCGCCGGTCGCCACCGGCCCGCATCCCGCCCCGCAACAGTCCACCTCGACCACGCCGCCGCGTGGTCGGCACGACGACGATGACGATGACAAGAAGGCCGACAAGAAGAACGACAAGAAGTAGGTGGCTTCTTATCAACAACTCATCGACGACGTTCAGAACTGGCTGAATCGAAGAGATTTGGCCAGCCTGATCCCCGGCTGGGTGCTGATGGTCGAGACCGAGATCGCCGAGACCCTGCGCGCCAGGTGCATGGTCACCTTCGGCGAGCAGGACATCGACGCCGCCGAGATCACGCTTCCCGATGACTTCGCCCAGATGGAATCGATCAGGGACGCCACATCAGGCGAGCTGCTGAAGCTGAAAGACGAGTGGAGCGGTCACTGGGTGGGGCGTCAGTCCAGTGCGTGGCAAGAGGGCGCGGTGGTCGGCGCGGTCGGTCAGGTCTGCACGTCCTACAGGCTGAAGGCGAACTGTATCGAGTTCCTGCCTCATCCGATCATGCCAGATCCCCCGGACCCGGCGCATCTTTGGCAACGGGTCATCATGGGCTGGTATGCGAAGCCAAAGCACCTGGATCTGCCGTCCGACACCAACACGGTTCTCGAGAATCTTTACGCGGTGTATCTCAGTGGAGTTTGTAAACTAGGGGCGATGTTTGAACTGGATGATGATCGCGCCGCCCAGATGGATGCGCTGTTTCAACAGACCGTGACCAGGGCAAACACCTGGAAGCAGCAGAGCGACTATGGTGGCGCACCGTTACGATCTGAACTGGTATCGTTCGGATGAGCTTCGTCGTCCATCGCGTCAGCAAAAGCGCCGCGCGCTACACCGACGCGGGGGGTAGGGAGAAATGCGGATACTGCCGCTTCTTCGTCGCCCCTCGCGCCTGCGGCAAGGTCATCGGCCCGGTCAGTCCCCAGGGCTGGTGTAAATACTTCTCCCGTCAGGTGTCTCAACAGGGCAGTACGCCGATCAGTGGACCGTCCGGTCCTCCCGGCATGACGCTCGATCTCAACTTCATGACGCCCGGCGGCCTGCCCGCCGGTGTCACGTTCGCCCGCGCGAGCACCGCGACGTACACCGACGCATCCGGGGTGATCCAGACGGCGGCGGCCAACGCGCCACGCTGGGATTACGCGGGCGGCGTTCTGAAGGGGCTGCTGATCGAGGAGGCGAGAACCAACCTCTGCTTACAGAGTGCCGACTTTTCCGCGTGGTCGCCGGTTGGGGCCATCGCGGCCGCTCCTGTTGTAACGCTCAATCAGGTCACCGCGCCCGACGGGACGCTGACGGCTGACAGGATCGTGCTTCCGGCGGTGTCGGGCGCGGGCGCGCGCAGTATCCTGTATCAGCAGATCACCACCAGCGGCGTGAATACCTTCAGCGTGTGGTTGCGCGGTGCTGTTGGCGGCGAACAAACCTTCGTTAGTTTCGCCGGCGGTCCCGCCGGTCAGGTTCGTGTCACGCTGACAACGGCGTGGCAACGGTTCACGCTGACGACGCCGTCGTTGTCTTCGTCCGGTTGGTATTTCGTGCTTGGGACCGACATGTTCGACCCCGGTCAGAGCGCCACCCCGGCGGGCACCATTTATGCCTGGGGCGCGCAGGTCGAGCCGGGTGCGTTCGCGACCTCCTATATTCCCACGACATCGGCGAGCGCGACACGGGCGCTCGATCTCGCGACGACACCAACCACCGGCTGGTTGAACGCGACAACCGGATCGATGTTCGTGTCCTTCGACATCGCCGCGTGGCCGCCGAGTGGCGCCAACTCGAACAGTTGCCTGTTCACATTGGACAACGGGGCGGGGAACCGCTCCAACACCATCGACCTGTTCATGTTCCTTAATGGTGGGAACTATATGTTGCCGGCTTACACGGCGTTCGTATCGAGCGCGAATGTCGGCGGGTTCAACGGTAACAACAACCCGAGCGGGCCGGGGACCATCGACAAAATCGTGGTTTCCTGGGCGGTTGGATCACTCAGGATGAGCGAGAACGGACAGGCCGTGCAAACCGGAACCGTGTCCAGTTTGCCGACGCTGAGCCGTCTGGTGCTGGGTCATGGATATAACGGTCCCGACACGTTGTATGGCCATCTCAAACAGGTGGGATACTGGCCTCGTGTTCTCTCCGACGCCGAGATGCAGCAGGTGACGACATAATGGGATTCCCCTGGCAAAACGGTGACCCGCTGCTCGCCGCCGATCTCAACGAGGCCATCGCCAACGCGGGCGGCGGCGGCGGGGGCGGTGAGAGTGCTTCGACGCCCGCCACCATCAACGTCCTGACTTTCGGTGCGAAGGGCGACGGCACGACGGACGATACCGACGCCATCAACGCGGCGTTCGACCGGGTGCGCGAGTTACAGACCGTGACCGATCATGCCATGTGGCATGTGACGTTCCCGGCGGGCCGTTATGTCGTCACCGGGCCGATCAACATGACCGGCCTCATCGGCCAGGGCAGCGGCGTCATTGACGGGTGCGGCTCCGAGATATGGCTCAAAGGCGCGACCGCCGTCCTCGATCTGTTAACCAGCCGCTGGCTGATCATCAAGGATTTACAGGTCTACGGCGATCCGGTGCTGACGCCGAAGATCGGCATACAGATCGGACGCATCCATTCGCAGTCGGCTGACTTCATCACGATGTCGCACGTCAATATGTGGGGCAGCTACACGCTCACGGCGTTCTATAATTTCGCATCAGAGACGTTCACCGCTTACGCCTGCACGTTCGACAACATGGCGGCGGCGGCGACCTCGTGGTGTGCGATCATGGACGGCATCAACCACTTCAATGCGTCATCCACGTTCGTCTCGGTCATAGCGCCGGTCGATAGCACGCAAAGCAACAACTCGTCGGTGTTCGATTGTTGCACGTTCCAGGTCGCGGGCGGCGGCGGCAATGTGTGGATGTCGTTTTGCAGTGGCCATTCGTATCGGCATTGTTACGCGTCCAACTTCACCGGTTCGCCGTTCGTGATTTATCAACCCCCCGGCATCGGCGGGCCAGCGGTTGGGATGCTGGAGATCGATTGCCATTGCGAGACATCTGGCCTGACGCACATGGTGATGTTCAGTGGCCCGCCCGGTGTCACGTTCGCGTATGCGATTGGGCTGGCACTGACCGATTACGATATGCAGGCCCAGGTGTCCGTGTTGCACATCGACCCGGCGTCCGCTGTTACCGGTGTTGAACTAAGAGAGGCGAGGTTCCGGCTGGGTGGTCCGTGTCCCGCTCTGGTGGACAACCCGGCGAAGTGGGCCATCCAGTGCATCGGCGCCGCCTTGCCGCAGGGGATGTGGAACAACCCATCGGGCTGGTCTGGCCCGGTCTATGTCCTGGGCGATGCGCGCCTGTCGTTCACCGTCGCTCAGGGCTGGCCGTCATCGGCACGACCAACCGCGCGACCTGGCGCGTTTGGTTACGCGACTGACACCAACACATTTGAATGGCTCGATGCCACGGGGTGGCATTCGTGGGTCTCGACACTCGGCGGCTCGATCAGCGGCGGTCTGGCGGTCGGCAACACCGCCTCGCTCAATGGTGGCGTGGTGATCCGAAACGGCAACAACGTGGATGGATCAATGCTGGTTGATGGCAACTGGGGCATTCTGATGCGTGGATACCCTGGAAGCAGTTCCGACATTGGGTTGCAGGCCAGCGACGGCTCCATTCTCGTGCGTGTCAGGAGCGGTGGCCGGGTAGAGTTATCAGGCAACATTGGATTTAACGGCGCCAACGCGATAGCGAAGCCGGCCGTCACCGGCTCGCGCGCGGGCAACGCGGCACTGGCATCGCTGCTCACCGCGCTGGCGAGCTACGGCCTGATCACCGACAGCAGCACGGCATGACCATGAGCGCGACCGACAGCGGCATCGTCATCCCTCCGGATCAGCTGAAATATGGTCCGCGCGCGTGGCGATGGAGGACGGCGCGATGACCGCCTCCATCACGCCGGGACACTTCGGCCTCCTTGGCCTTGGTTCGATCGACGGGCGGCCGGGGAGGTTCACCGCCAGGGGCTACGACATCCCCGGCGTCACCGGTCTGGCCATGGGCCGGTTCGGTCCCAACGGTTATGGCGCCGACACATCGATGTGGCAGTCGCCGGGAGACTGTGAGACGGGCATTTGGACAACCCCCGTCATGCCGCCGCCGGCTTATCGTAAATCCCGCCCCTATGGCGTCGGCGCCTACGGCGTCGGCCCCTACGAGCGTTACGCCGGCGCCTGGGCGAAGCCCACGACATGCTCTGTCGGAACCTGGGCGAGGGCGGCATGAGTTACTCGATCACACCCAACCTCGGATTGAAGCGTCCGACCCCAGGCGCCGACGACGACCAGTGGGGAACGCACTGGAATGAGAACGCGACGATCCTGGACACGGCTTTTGGATCGGCATCGGTCGTCAACGTCCTTGATCATGGGGCCAAGGGTGACGGCGTGACCGACGACACGGCGGCGATCCAGGCGGCTCTCGGCCAGCATCTTCGTGCGATGATCTACATTCCGGTGTCACCATCGGGACAGCCGTATCTCATTGGCGCGCCGGGCCTGAATATCTACGGGCAGACCACCGTCGTAATCGATGGAAACCTGAAACTCGCCAATGGCGCGAACGGCGGCGTGCTCCACATTCCGGCCGGGTCCAGTCAGATATCGATCGGAGGACAGGGCACGATCGACGCCAACGGCGCGAACCAGACAACTGTTCCGGGGTTCGCGTTGTATGCCGATCAGTCCAGCCACATCAGAATATCGGGGATCACCTTACAGAACGCGCTCAACTGGAATTTGAATATCGTTCAATGTTCCAACGTCCGCGTCGATGGCGTCAAAATGCTGAACTGCGGCAACTCAAACGAGTTCGCGCAAGGGTCGGATGATTGCTGGCTGACGAACTGCCTGATTGATGGCGTGAACGACCTGGGATTCGCGTTCTATGGCGCCGTCACGAACAGTGGCGCCATCGGCAACACCATACGCAACATCGGTTTCGCCGTCGGGTTCGCCACGCCGACAACCGCGCTGAATGCCATCGGCGCGTTCTCCGACGCGGACCAGCCGGGCGGCTGCAAGAATATCGTCATTTCCGACAACATCATTTCCAATTGTTCGGGCGGCGCGGTTTACAGTGACGTTTTCTCCGGCCCCAATAACGAAAGTATCCTGGTCTCCGGCAACATCAGCCGGGGCAACGGGAAGTGGAGCGGAATACAAACACTATCGGACTTTGGTTGCGATCATTGTGTAGACGTGACGTTTATCGGTAATCTGTCGTATAACTTTGGTTCGGCGACGATTACGGCGCGAGGGCTCTACGCGAGCAGCAACGCCAGGGGTGTCAACTTCACGGGCAATCAGGTGGTCAACGTCGGGCAGGGGACGACGACCGGGGTTGGGTTGTATGTGAACTCGACCAACCTTTTATTCGCCGGGTCGAACTATTTCTATGACGAGCCGGACGACCCAACGCCGAACTCCATGGCGTTTTGTATCAGCGGCAGCGCCGGACTTCGTAATGCCTATGTTGGCAATTTCTGCGATACCGCGCCGGTCAACATCACATTCCAGCCAGACACCGCGTTCAGCAACGCCATCAAGGGGGTGCTGTCCATGCGGAACCTGCCCACGGCATCGACCGGCCTGACGGCGGGCGACGTGTGGCGTAATGGCACCGTGTTGAACAGCGTTTAGGAGACAGAGCCATGCCATCGACAGCGGGACAGATGACCCAGACGCCGACCGGCAACCCGCAATGGCGCGCCGCCAATGGCGTCAACGTGCAGGGCTTCCAGGCCCCGATCGCGCCGCAGACCAACCGGCCCCATACCGGCTATTCCTACGGCACTTACAGGGACTGGGTGCTCAGGATGGGCTACAACCGCACCAAGGGCATCGCCGGCTGGCGGGTCATGCTGCCGACCGGCGCGGGCTGGTATGTGGCGGTGACCGACGACAGCAGCGATGCGCCGACCGGGGTGACCAACACCGCGAACAACCCCCCGTCGGGAGTTAAATAATGGCCGACGCCTACACCCCAAAACTCGCGCTCGTAAAGCCCGAGGTCGGCGCCAGTCGTGACACATGGGGAACGAAGACCAACGGGAACTGGGACGTTCTCGATCAGTTCGTCAGCCAGTTTTGCCAGATCGGTATTATCGCCGACTTCGCCGGCCCCACGCCACCTTCCGGATGGCTGGCCTGCGACGGTCGGATTGTTTCGAGGGTGACATACAGTAAGCTGTTCGCGGTCATCGGAACCTACTGGGGCAGCGGCGACGGTTCCACGACATTCAGGCTACCGCCCACCGCCGGCCGTTCACTGCTCGGTCCCGGCACGGTGACGGACCAGGGCGGCCTCGCCTACGGGTTCGGCTTCACCCAGATGCAGGGCTTCGTTTACAGCCCGATCACGCAGACGAACCTGCCCGCCTACAATCTCGTGACGGACGCGCAGGGCTACCACTCGCACGGCGGCTCCACCCAGGCGAGTGGCGCGCACGCGCACACCACCGACGCGCAGGGCACGCACAGCCACGGCGGCAGCACGAGCAACAACAACCTCGACCACACACACACGGGCGTCACGGACGCGCAGGGAGATCATTTACATTCGATCACGGCGCCGGCCGGTTCTGGCGTGGCCGCCGGAGGCGTCAGCGCTATCGCCGGCGGTTCAGTGGGTGGATACACGACGAGCGTGAACGGCATCCACCAGCACAACGTATCAGTCGGTGGGGCCAGCACGGCGCATTCGCACACGATCTCCGGCGATGGCAACCACGCGCATAACGTCTACGCGGTCGGCGATCACGCTCACGGTATCTGGGGCGACGGCAGTCATCAGCACAACGTCAACCTCGGCGGCGGCGGCGTTCCGCTGAACGTCCTCAATCCGTTCCTGGTCGTCACCAAGATCATCTACGCCGGTTCCGAAGCGGCCATCGTGACGGCGGCCGATGTAGCGCCCGCGGCGGCATCGACCGACACGCACCAGGAGATCGAGAACCTGCGGGAAGAGATCGCGGCGCTGCGGGCGCTGTTCGAAACACCGCGCGCCAGGATGCTCTCGGCGCCGTCACGCGGCCCGCACTAAATGCCCCGCGTCGCCCAGGCCCCTCCCCCAGGCGTGTTCAGGAACGCGACGCCGGAAGCGACGCCGGGAAAATGGTACGACACCAACATGGTCCGCTTTCGCGGCGGGCAGCTGCAGCCAATCGGCGGCAACGTCGCGCTCACCAACGCCGTCTTCCCCGACCTCCCGCGCGACATGTTGACGTGGCACGACAACGCGGGCGTTCGTTGGGCCGCTATCGGCACCGACGGCAAACTGTTCGCCTATCGTTTCGATACCCAGGCGCTGCACGACATCACGCCAACAGGCGTTGGCCCGCTCGATCCGCCCGGCACATCCACCACTGGCTACGGCCGCGGGGACTACGGCGAGGAGACTTACGGCACGGCGCGAACCTCGGGCGATGTCGGGGTCTCCGATATCGCCGCGACGATGGGCGATCGTTGGTCGATGGATACGTTTGGCGAGGATCTGCTCGTCGTGCCGACCCAGGACGGCCAGTTGTATCGCTGGACGCCAGTGACGCCAACGGTGCTGCCCGTCATCGTGGCGGGCGCGCCCGATCAGAACAGGGGTGTGATCGTTACCGACCAACGCCATGTCGTGCTGCTCGCCGCTGGTGGCGATCCACGCCGGATAGCGTGGTCCGATCAGGAAGATCCGAATACCTGGGCGCCTGATGTCACCAACCTCGCCGGCGACAAGATGCTGGTCACCCAGAGCTACGCGATGACGGCGGTGAAGGTCTCGGACGGCATCCTGATCTTCACCGCCAACGACTGTCACAAGATGACCTACGTCGGCGCGCCTTACGCCTATGGAATAACGCAGATCGCCACCGGCTGCGGGCCGATCTCGCTTCGCGCCGTCGTCGGCATCGGCTCGTTCTACGCCTGGCCCGGCACGCAGACCTTCTGGTCTTATCAGGGCAACGTGCAGCCGCTGCCGTGCCCGGTGCAGGACTGGTTCTACAGTCTCGTCAATCGAGACATGGCCGGTCGTGTTTTCGGTAGTCCCAATCCCGCCTTCACCGAACTCTGGTGGGACTGGCCGGACGAGGGGTCGCTCGACACCAACCGTTATATCGCGCTCAATTTCGCTGACCCGGCGCATCCATGGACCATCGGCGTGCGCGAGCGCACGGCGGCTGACCCCTCGGGGACGATGGACTATCCGGTGCTCGGCGGCCCTCTGGGCGCGGGGGGCGGTCTTTACCTTCATGAATATGGTTGGACCGAGAACGGCATCCCGCGCGCGCCCCTTGGCCTGATTTACGCCGAGAGCGGCGACATCGTCGCCGGTGAGGGGGACAAGAGATTCCACGTTAAGCAGCTCGTCTTCGACGCCGACGGCCCGCCGGATGTCCTGGGCTATCGTTTCTTCCCGCGCGAGCAGCCGCATGATGTCGAGAGCGAGTATGACACCGGCCTCTACACCGTCATCCACGGCGGGCTCATGGACATGCGTTTCTCAGGCCGCTCCGTCCGCATGAGAATGGAGGCAACCGCCGATGGCCCCTGGGCCGTGGGCCGCCCGAGGCTGGAGATGAAAGGCGGCGGCCGTCGGTGAACGACCGGAGGGTAACATGAGCGACGCGACGAATGAGCCAATCTTTCAGTTCTTCGCCTACGAACACCTACCGCCGCACCTACGTGAGATCAGTTCACTGTTCTACGTGCTGGCGCACCGACTGGTGAGCGAACTACCACGCAATCCAGAACGCACGGTGGCATTGCGTAAGCTGCTCGAGGCCAAGGACGCGGCGGTTCGCGCCCGGTTGTTCATATGAGTGTCCGCCCCGTCTCCCGCCCGCCCGCGCCGTTCACCGTCCCAGAAGGTGGCGATCTCGACCAACGGCTGGCGGCGATCGCCACCGAACTGAACCGCAAGGCCAATGCCGGTCTGGCGGGGCCGGCCTACCAGTTCATCGGGCTGATTTCACCGGACGGATCAACGTGGCGTATATCGGTCAGTGATACCGGAACGATCCTCACCCAGCAGGTTCCAAGAACATGACCCTACCAAAACGATCCACCCCGGAGCCGTTCGCCCTCGCGCATCCTCCGGCGGTGATCCCCACCCCGCCGCCGGATCCCATTCCGACCTTCGACGCGGTCAACATCCGCGCCAGCGATGGCAGCGTGTGGCGCCTCCGGGTCACGCCGATGGGATCAATGCTGCTGGATCGTATCGTTACCTGAATGTTATCGAGCGAAGAGAAACGCGCGCGACTACAGAAGGCCCTCGACTACGGGGGTAATACCCACGACCTCGCCGACGTGATCGACCTCGTGCGTAAAGGTGAAGCCCAGTTCTGGGAAAGCGGTGATGGGACGATCGTCACCGAAATCCATTCATACCCCCGGCTGAAAGCGATCTCCTTCTGGTTGATGAGCGGAACGATCCCCGACTGCATGGCGCTGGAAGATGACATCCTCACCTGGGCCAAAGCCGAAGGCTGTACCATGGCGATATCCACCGGGCGCAAGGGGTGGCTGTATCACGCCCGCAAGACCGGCTGGCGCGCGCGTCCGCATATGTTTCCGGTCTACAAACCGCTGACGGAGGAAACCGTGCCGTGAGCAAATCCAAGCCACAGACCACCTCGGCGACAACCGATACCTCGACCCAGATCCCCGACTGGTTGAGCAACGCCGGCAAGGAAGCCGTCGATCGGTCGGTGGCGCTCAGTAATCGTCCCTACACCCCTTACACGGGCGAGATGGTCGCGCCGCAATCGGCGGACACGCTCCAGTCGTATCAGCAGGTGCGCGACCTCCAGGGCCAGGGCGACGCGGCCTATCAGCAATCCATCGGCGCTTACTCAAACATTCTCGGCAGCGGCGCCGCCAACCCGATCCGCGCCAGCGGCGTCAATCAGAACACCAACGAGCTTTACGGCAACTTCAACCAAAACGTGATGAACCCCGCCCAGGGCCTGCTGGGCGGCTACCTGAACGGCGGTCCCGCCACCGCCCAACAGGTCGGTCAGAACGCCCAGACCCTGATGTCGCCCTACGCCCAGAACGTCATCGACCCGACGCTGGCCGCCGGCGAGCAGGCGCGCGAGATCGCGCGCCAGAAGGTCGCGGGCAACGCCGCCAACGTCGGCGCCTTCGGCGGCTCCCGCCAGGGCGTGGCCGAGGGCGTCTCCGACGCCCAGACGCTACTCGGAACGCAACAGCAGATCGGTCAGATGCTGAACACCGGCTGGGGCCAGGCGCTGAACTCCGGCACCCAGTTGGGCCTCCAGGCGGGCCAGCAGGGCTACGGCGCGGCCACCGGGCTGGCCAACCTTGGCGCCACCGGATACGCCAACGCCGCCCAGGCGGGGCAGGGCATCGCCAACACCAACCTGAACGCGGGCCTCCAGGCCGCCGCCGGTTTGCCCAACGTCGCCACCGCGCAACAAAGCTACGGACAGAAAGATGCCTCGCTGCTGCAAACCATCGGCGCGGCGGAACAGAACTACGGGCAGCAGGTCGATAACTCGAAATACGGCCAGTTCATGGATCAGCAGAACTACCCGGTGCAGAACCTCGACCTGCTGCTCGGCGCGGTGGGCGGCGTGCCGTATTCGACGAGTGGAACAGGCGCGTCCACGAACACACAAATGCTCAACAAGAACGTGGGCGCGGGTATCGCCGGAGGCGCGCTCTCCGGCGCCGCGACGGGCGCCGCTTTTGGCCCGTGGGGCGCGGCGATCGGCGCCGTGGGCGGCGGCATTCTGGGAGCCCTCTGATGGCCAATATGTGGGAAGCGGACCCTTACACCCCAACCAACACGGGTAATGCTTTCGTTGATACGGGCCGATGGGGTGAGGCGCCGACATTCACTGAGAATACCTGGTGGAATCGTAACTTTGGTGAACTTAGTGATTTCAGGAACGACGGGTCGAGCGGCCCCTCCAACGCGGATCTGACCAAAACGCTCCAGGGCATCGGTAAAGCTTTTGGAGACAGTCAAAAGAAGGACGAAGGCAAACCTCTTCCCGCCGCTCCCATCCAGTCGACGCCCATAGGCCGCCCGATGCGGGCGATGGCGATCGACCAGTTGGCGCAGATCCTGAACAAGCGCCGCGACGATGTTTACGCTTCGGCGATGACACCAGGCGGGCAGGCGCAGCCATATGTCACGCCGCACACCATTGGCCTTTTGGGGTTCTGATCGATGGCGGAAGAAACCACATCCACCGCGTCCGACCAGCAACTATCCCAGATCATCGCTCAACTGCTGGCGGGCAAGACGACGCAGCCCGCCGCCGACCCCAATATCGGTCCCTCCACGATAGAAGGGCGCGGCCTGTTGTCGCGTGTCGGAGAGGCCCTTGGCGGCGGCGCTCAGTACGGCTCAACGCAAGAGCGTGAACAGGGCGGCCTGGCCGCCCTCGGCGCGATGGGCGCGCGGATGCTGCAAGGCTCCGACTGGTCCGTCATGCCACACTCTTTCGGATCGATCCTCGGCCAGGGTCTGGATGCCGCGCGCGGCAATCTCGGCCACACCCAGGCGGTCTCGGCGGCGCAACATTACGCGACGCAACAACTGGCGCATCAGCAGCAGGAAGATCAGATCGCGCGACTGAAAGAGGCGCTGCCGTATCTGAAGCTGCAAGAAGACCGGGCCGCCGTGGCGCGGATGCGAGCGGCGGAGGGGACCAACACCAGCATCGGCGCGGCGGGCGGGCCGCCAGACCCCAGTTCTCCCGCCGGGCAGGTCGCGACGCGCACCGCCGCGTTTTGGTCGAGCCAGGGCTACACACCGGAACAGGTCGCCGGGATCATGGCCGGTGGCCCAGGCGCCGAGAGCAGTTTCGATCCCGGCGCCAAAGGCGACGGCGGCGACTCGCACGGACTCTACCAGCACCAGGGGCCACGCTGGGCGGAAATGGTCAAACGCTACGGTCCCAATCCGACCGAGGCGCAGCAGCATGAGTTCGCCGCCTGGGAGATATCTCCACAAGGCACGCACGCCGCCGTTGGCTCCGCGTTGAAACAGGCGAAGACGCCGCAAGAGGCGGCGGCGATATGGACCAAGGGGTTCGAGAGACCGAAGAACGCCGATGCCGCCGCCGCGGTGCGCGCGGGTGTCGCGGGCCGGTATCTGGGGTATGGCGCGGCGCCTCCAGGAAAGCGCGCCGACGCCACGCCAGAAGCCGGCACCGTCCAGGCAGCGGGTGATGCCGCGCCCACATCCGGTGTCACCCCGACTTTATCACCACAAGCGGCTGCCGCTTCCGCCGCTGATGTCGCCCAGATCGAGGCGGGTCGGGCCGAGGCCAGGACCAGCATGGCCGGAGGCCCAGGACAAGGGACCATGGTGGCGGGGCCGCCGGGAACAGTCCCGCCCGCGATGCCGCCCGCGCCAGAGTTCAAGATGCGGCCGCTGACGCCGACAGAGCAGGCGCAGACCAGCTACGCGCTCTCTCCCGATGTCGAGCGGACACTAAAAGTCATGTCGGCGGGGGCGCGTACGCCGGAGGACATGGTCAAGGTCCAGGACGCCCGGCGCGCCGCGCTGATGACACAGCGCGAGAAAGCCGACGCCGCGCGTCTGGCCATTGAAAAAGAAGCGCGTCAGGACTGGTTGAAGCAGAACAGCCCCGCGACGGATGCCCATCTCGCCGCCGCTGGCATGATGCGCGAACCCGGCGTGCAATACCTCGTGGACAACGCCGGGAACATCACGACCAAGGCGATCCCGGTCGATCCACGCGCGCAGCAGGCGTCGACGGACGAGAACAAACGCTATCAGGAGAACTACGCCGGGCCTTACGACAAGATCCGCCCCGTGCATCAGCTGCTCGACCAGATGGAGGCTTTGGATAAGAAGATCAAATCCGACTCCTTTGGCGGCCGGGGGACTGTCGGATCGAACTTCGCCCAGAGCGTGCAGAAAACCCTGTCTGGCCTTGGTCTCGCCTCGGACGGCATCACCGATGCCACCGCCAACCAGGAGGCCTATAACGCTTTACACAACCAACTCGTTCTTAAACTGAAAGGACTGAGCGGCACCAGCCTCGGCAACATGTCGAATACCGATCTGGCGTTCCTGGATAATTCCGCTCCCGCCATGAACACGACACCGGAAGGGAGGATGCGAACCACCACCGCGATCCGCCAGATCCTGTCTTATCAAAGCAAACTCTATGACGCGGCGACGGATGTCATTCACGATCCTTCCGGTGGATACACACTAAGAGACCTGAATAAACGCATCGCCGAGGTTCCTCCCGCCATTCCGACATTCCCCGGCAGGAATGCCTCGGCGGCGGATGCCAAAGCCTGGATGGAACACAACAAGCCCCGGCGCGGGACCGCCTACTACAATTCCAAGGGCGATCTGGCGATCTGGGGCGTGGACCCACTCGAATGAACAGTGAAGAGTTCCGCGCCATCTACGGCCAGGACCCGGCGCCTGGCACGGTCTTCCCGGAAGACCAGCCGCGTCCCGCCCCCGCGCCGGGATCGGGCGGCGGTGGCTCCGGCATGACGCCGGAAGAAGCCCGTGCGATCTACGGTGATCATCCCGCGCCCTCGTACGCCAGCCCATTGAAGGAGCCTTACCAGGGTGGCGGGCCGGTCGTACCGAACGCGCCAAAGTGGCGTGACCAAAGTGCTCTGGCGTTGGCGGAGAACGCCGCGATCCCGTTGAAGCTGCCCGATCTGCCAGGGCCGCTCGCGCGGATCAAGGACGCGGCGGTCGAAGGTTGGAACAGCTACAACCCGGAATCCCCGGCGGATGCCGAGATCAATCAGCGAACCGCGTATGGGAAGTATCTGGTGCATCCGCTGGTTCAGGCCGCCAGCGTTCCCATTCGCGCGCTGGGTGCGCTGGGGCAAGGCCAGGGTCAGGCCGCGTATGAAGGTGGCAACGCCGTCGGCGGCCCGCGCCTGGGCCGTGACGCCTACATGCTCAATCAGGCGGTCACCGCGCTCCTGCCGCAGGGGCTGGCCGCCCGCGTCGGGATGAAGCCAGACTTCACCCCCTCGACCCGTCCGTCCACCGTCATGGAGCGCATGGCGCCGCGACCGATCGAGGGGCAGACCAACCTTGGCCGGGCAATCGACCTGCTGCGCCACGACACGGGGTGGGAGAAACCGGAGACGCCCGGCTATCTGCCGCCGGGGGTCAACCCCAACCAGCCAGGGTTCGTGCCGCCGGGGGCGGCGCTGCCGGTCACCGGGCCGCACCCGGCGGGCGTGCCCGACACGTTGCTTGGTAAAGCCCTGGAGCAACAGCGTCCGGCGCCAACCCCAACACCAGGACCACCAGTGGCGCCGCCGGAGGCACTCGGGCCGGTGGAATACGCGAAGCAGATATCTTCCGGTTACTTCGATATCGCGCACAGAAACAACGCGACCTATTCACCTGAATACATGAACAAGGCATTCGATGTCGCCAAGGTCGTTCCAGGGCAGACTGAGCATGGAATAGTAACGGGCGGCCCGACCGCTGTGACGTCCCTGCTTGAGCGGTGGCAGGGCCTGCGGGACAAGCCCGCGACCCTACAGGGCGCGACGGAGATGGATCGCAGCCTCGCCGATCTGATCACTCAGGAATACGGCCCGAGGGGGATTTCCGGCGTTGGAAAACAACTCCAGGATATCCAACGTAATCTGCGCGACCATTTCGAGAACCCAGGCGCGGGGGACGTAACCGGCGGCACCGCCGGTATCGAGGCGATGGCGCCCGCCCGCCGGGCGTGGTCCCAGGCGCTCAAGATGGACGATATCGTCCGGATGCAGGAGCGCGCCGACAGGACGCAGAACCCGACACAGTCCATCAAGACTCAGGCGAACACGCTGCTTTCCAGCCGCACCAAATCACGCGGCTGGTCTCCCGAGGAAAAAGCCGCGCTGGAACATATGGCCGAGCGAGGCACGACGGGAGATGCTCTGTACGGACTCGGTAGCCGCCTCCTGGGCAAGGCGGGCGCCGTCGTCGGTGCGTCGATAGGAGGCATCCCTGGGATGCTCGCCGGCTACACCATAGGGGAAGGTGGGTCAGCCCTTTCCAGAGCGGGAGCCAACCGCGCGGGAGCCAGACGGATTCAACAAATGTTGGACACGCTGAAGCAGGGTCTTCCCCCGCCACCGCCAGGAACTCCCTAACCGATCAACATCACCAGATATAGCAAGACGAATACCGCCGTGATCGGCAGCGCCACCAGGAGCGCGAAGAAAGTCCGAACGGGATGCCCGCCTTCGGTCGCGGCGCCATGAATAATGCCGGCGCAGGCGAAGACGGCGAGCGTCATGAATCCACCCACGATGCCGCCGATCATAACGTCGCCACCAACCACAGAAACACACCGACCACGGCAGCGACAGCGGTGGCGTCGGTGGCCCAGCCCCAGGCGTCGCTCCAGAGCCGGGAGCGGCCGCGTCTGAAATGCCAGTGCCAGGCGAGGGAGTGGTTCACGATCCCATCTCCGCGTTGAGCGTCTTCACAATCGCCGTTCCCGCCTTGAACTCCACTCCGTGCGCCAGGATCTCATCTGTGCATCCAGGTTCATGGCGGAGAATATCGTAAAGGCCGTCTTCGCTTTTGCCCGCTGTCCTGATGAGGCTGTAGCGGATCGTGGTTTCTGTCGTCTGCATCTGTTTGACCTTTTCACTGTTAAAAAGCCCCCCGGCCTCCCGTGCGATGGAAGAGGCCGAGGGTAGTATCGTCAGGCCCGGCGACGCCGCGCCGCCGCCAGACCAATCATTCCCATACCCAGCACCGCCAGTGAGGCGGGCTCCGGCACGTCCACATCGACCGGGTTGACCCCGCAACCGGGGCAATCACTGAACAACGTGCGCGCGATGGTGTAGTGCGACACCGCGTGCGTCGTTGATCCTCCAGGCAGGTCGAACGGCGGGTCCGTGAACGGGCTGGACCAAACGCCGTTGCTGAACAATTCATTGAACACGAACGCCGTCAGGTTGGTTTCATTGCCGTCCTTGAAGACAATCGCGTAGGCATAGAGCGCGAAGTTCGCGTTGGCGATGGACCAGTTCCCGCTCAGCCGATCCCCGCCGGGAACAATCTGCGTCTGTCCGTTATCCAACCAGTTAACGCCACCAAAGAAGCCAGCCGCGTTGATGTTGTTGATGCTGGCGACGTTGCTGTTGTTCTCTGGCGTGATGTACTGACATTTGCCCGAGACCGTGGCCGAGATCAGCCCCGTGCTGTCCTCGACCTTGGCGTTGGGCTCGGTGGTGAACCCTGGCTCGGGACACGTCACCAGGGCGGCGTGGACCGGAGCCGAGGGCAGGGTCGCCGAGACGAAAGCGCCCAGACCCCCGGCGAGCGCCGCGCGAAGGAGGAAACCGTTCATGCGGCGCACCCCTCGACCGTAGCGCGGCGGCGCCGGCGCGTCAGCCCCAGGCCCACCAGACCAGCGCCCAGCACCGCCAGCGAGGCGGGCTCGGGCACGTCCTCACGGGTCACGATCGCCTGGCTACGACCGACCAGTGAGCCGCCCGCCGTCAAAAACCCGGTGGTCCCCAGGCTCATGGAGTAAGCGCCGCCGCCGACGAACGGACCATTGAAGTCCTCATTGAAGCTGTCGGTATCGCCCGCCGCGGTCACCGCCAATGTGGCAAGCAGCGCACCGGGAAGGTCCGTTGGCGTGTCCGCGCCCTGATCGTTCAGCACGTCGCCCCAAAATGTCAGCGTCGCGGACGACCCGTTGGCGGTCTGGAACGTCCCCGATCCCGACGCCGAGAACGCCAGCACCGGACCCAAAAAATCGGTGCCGCCGATCGCCACCGTGATCGGCACCGTGCCGCCAGTCAAATTGTTGATCTGGAAGGTGGAGGTGTTGAGGCTGTTGACCGCGCCGATGACCTGGGTCTGGGCGCTGCCCAGGAACTGCACGCCACCGATGGTCTGATCGGCGATGGCGAGGATGCCAGGCGTGAGGTTGGTGTCGCATGCCGCCTGATCCTGACAGGCGAACAGCGTGCCGTTGATGTCGGCGCTGATCTGCAACACCGCCGATGCCGGCGAGGCGAGGCCGATGGCGCAAAGCGCCGTGGCCGCGTAAAGTAACTTTCTCATGTTTAAGTCTCCTTGGTGTTCGATAAAGTTAAACAGTGTTTTCCGTCTCGTCCCGGCGAAACGTCACGAACACATTCTTGGGACGCAACATAAAACTCAATGACTTATCGGTCGAAAGTCCAGCGTGGGGTTCGACCTGTAAAATCCGCCGACACCTTGTCGGGAGACAGCAACGCCGCCACGGCTTCGCGGAGTTGTTCGTTCTGGCGCGTCAGGTCGGCGACCGTTCGTTCCAGCTCCTCGATCTGGCGGCGCAGCGCGTTGATCAGATCCGGGACCATCACGATTTCATATACCTCGGCCCGCGCGACCCCTCTGCTCGCAGCGGAAAACCCTCGGCCCAATCAGGCAACTCCGACATGATCGCGCACATGCGATCCACACTCCCAAACCCCACGGGAGGCTCACAAACGACCTCGTCATGTATGAGCGTGAGCGGGCGGTATCCCTCCTGTTCGAGGCGCAACGCGGCATGGACAAGGAGATCCCGGCACAGGCCCTGCACGGCGTTTTCCGTCAGCCGGCCCCCATACGTTTGTTGCCTCTCCCACCGTTTTGTTAGCGAATTGACCGCCATATACGAGACACAATCGTTGCCAAAACGACCCTGCTCGATCAACGGCTGGCTGTACCAAAGGTAACGCCCGCTGGGTAACCGCATCCTCAACCACTTTCGGTCCTGCCTGAACCTGATGCGCCCGCCCGCCACCGCCGTCGCCTGACCGGGATGACGCACGGCGTCGATCGCCGCCTGGTTCATGTCGCGCCATAGCAGGGGGATCTGGGCATACGTCTCGCGGTACACGCCCACGGCGCGTTCCGCCTCTTCCGGCGCGAGGATGGTACCGACCTGGGCGATGCAGGTCTCGCGGAACTTGTACCACCCCATCTGATAGCCGCACCCGAGAATCAGGGTTTTCCCGACGTGCCTGGCGGTGCTGTCCTTCCTGATCGTGGCGGGATCGATCCCGTAAACGCGGCCGCCCATTTCCTCATAGATCTTCCGCTTCGCGCGGAACGCCTCGACCAGATCATCCTGCCCCGCCAGCCACGCCACGCCCACCGCCTCGACCGAGGCGAAATCACCCGCCG